CACATGGAGGGGGGCCACATGGACTGGCGATTGCTAGCCCCCCTCCATGTGTAGTATCTCACTTTCAACAAGACCCAATTTTTCCAAATGTTAGTTAAGTTAACACGTCTACATTCGTCTCTGCTAACACGTCTACATTCGTCTCTACTAACACGTCTACATTCGTCTCTGCTAACACGTCTACATTCGCCTATCCACCTACTTGCGTTCTATCAACATCCAGTCTACCTTCACCACATGATCCAAGATCCATACACCAAGTGGTCAGACCGTCTCGCCTTTGACATTGCGCTTCGTCTTGAGGGCAGTGGAGAAGAGGTGGATGAGATACTGGACAGGCATCGGCTGCTGGCCACAGACCTGCTGGCATTCAACAAGGACCCGATCTTCCTCAAGAAGGTGGAACACTTCCGTGGCGAAATCCGCGAGAAGGGGATCACGTTCAAGATGAAGGCCAAGGCTCAGGCCGAAGAACTGCTGACGACATCATGGGCGCTCATCCACAGTCCGGACGTTAGCGCTGCAGTCAAGGCGGACCTCATCAAGTCTACGGTGAAGTGGGCCGGACTGGAACCCAAGAACGATCCCGTTGAGATGGGCGGGGGAGGGGGCGTACGCATCATGATTAATCTTGGCGGGCAGGAACTAGGCACAGCGAAATTGATCGATGCAGACCCCATCCCAGCCTCAGCAGACGATGGTCTATAAAATCCGTAGCGTCCAACTGGCGCGTGCATTGGAAAGACTGTTGACAATTAAAGGCGCGTCGTACCAGACCAAGATCGTCAAGACGCGACGGCACGGGGTCCAGTACGTAGTGACGGTGTTCAATGGATATTGACTATACCCCGCCGCCGACCGGCGCGAAGTTCATGAAGTCCAACGCGAAGATGCGCGTGCTGATGGGACCTGTCGGTAGTGGTAAATCCGTCACCTGTTCCTTTGAAGTTATCAGACGTGCGTCCATGCAGCAGCCCAACGATCAGGGTATACGCAAGACTCGCTTCGCTGTGGTGCGTGAGACGGCGCGGCAGCTTCAGGACACGACCATCAAGACTTTCCTCGACTGGTTTCCGCCGGGGCCGTGCGGGCAGTTTATGCGCACCACCAAGACCTACTTCTTCAAAGTGGGCGACGTGGAGTGTGAGATCATGTTCCGCGCGCTGGACGACGCGGACGACGTGGCGAACCTCAACTCACTGGAGTTGACGGGGGCTTGGTTCAACGAGTGTCGTGACATTCACCCTGACATCGTGGATGCGATGTCCAAACGTATCGGGCGCTTTCCATCCAAGAAAGACGGGGGGCCGACGTGGCATGGGATGTGGGGGGACACCAACCCTCCGACCATGGACACATGGTGGTACTACAATCTGGAACACCTCAGCCCGTTGGATGGAGTAAGTCCCAATGACAACGGATGGGAAGTCTTTAAGCAGCCTAGCGGTCGCAGTCCTTATGCCGAAAACATCGAGAACCTACCCGATGGGTATTATGATACTCAGGGTCGGTCCGAAGAATATGTTCGAGTCTACATCGATGGAGAATACGGACTATCCAGTGCTGGACTTCCTGTTTACAAATATTTCAGACCAGATTATCATATGGCCACTTCAAGACTCCGGCACATATCCAACGGAGTACGTCCGATTATTGTGGGAATGGACCTCGGACTCACCCCCGCCGCCGTTATTGGGCAACAGGACCCACGCGGGCGTGCATTGATTTTGGCGGAAGCCGTCAGCTTCGACATGGGCGTTCAACGGTTCACGCGACAGATACTCAAGCCTTTACTCTACGAACGGTTTACGGGCGCTCCTGTGCTTGTCGTCACCGATCCTGCTGGCGTGCAGAGGGCGCAGACCGACGAGCGCAGCGCCGTGGACATCATAAAAGCTGAAGGGTTCAGGGTTATGCCTGCCCGGACCAACTCCGTGGCCGCCCGCATCAACGCAGTGGACGACTACCTCATGCGACAGGTGGACGGCGATCCGGCCTTCCTCATGGACCCACGCTGTACGCATCTCAAGGCTGCCATGATGGGTGGCTACCGATACAAGCCCAAGGGGGACGGGGCCATCGACAAGAACGCTCACTCTCATGTGGCCGAGGCTCTGCAGTACCTCATGCTCCATATCCACAGCGCCTCGGGCAGTGAGCTATTGGCGCGTCGGGACATCAAGTCTGTGTCGGCTGTGGGGTGGACATAAGACGCCAGCGGTGCTATCTGAACGACGGGAACCTCCCGTTTCCATTGCCTCTGACTCCCCGGTGGTCTCCACCGGGGCTTTTTCCGTGCTTGCACAACCGGTTGACATAGGCTAGTGTGCGCACGACTTACTGCTAGAGGTGCCTTATGGCTGACATTTCCCCGGTCCGCTCCATCGTTGACGGTGTTCCGACTGTGCGTTGGGATGATATCTCGACGACGACTGATACGCCGCTCAAGTTCACAGTCACCGAACAGTGGGGACTGGCGGGATCAGTTCAGTTTGCAGGTACGTTTGGTGGGGCCACTGCTAAACTGCAGATGAGCAACGACGGAACGAACTGGGTTGATATCAAGGACTTACAGGGCAATACGATTTCCGCGACTGCGACGACCATGTTCGAGTTTACCTGCTCTGCAGCCTACATCAAGCCTAATGTGACAGGCGGTTCAGCTAATAACGTAGACGTTATCATCGTGCTGCGCGGACTCTACTGATGAGCTACTACCGGTCGATTGTCCCTATTCTGACGCGTCGGCGGCATGGCGGTCTTACGCCCGGTCTTATGCCCGGTACGCTATTATGGGGAGTTGGTAATGGACTTCTCTGGGGCGCGAACAATTATATCACTTGGGGTTAATCAATGTCAGTAGACCTTAAAACTCTTACGCCCGACACGACGCTTCCGCAGAGTGGCCTGCTCTTTGGCGCTGACAGTCAGGCTTCGACGAACCCCTCGGTCTACCCGGTCGCGAATGTCAAGGACGCGCTCAACAGCGGCATAGGCACGCTGGCGAGCACGCCGACAACGCTCTGGGATGTTGCGGTAAATCCGGTTGCGTCGCTCACGCTGACGCAGAACACGACGCTTTATGTGTCGAACTTCAAGGCTGGCGGCACGTATCGGCTGATTGTGTTTCAGGACGCAACAGGAAGCCGCACGCTCAGCTATGACGGCAATATCCAGTGGCCGAATGGTTCCGCCCCAACGATAACATCGACCGCCTATGCGATGACCGAACTGACGTTTGTTTCGGATGGCGTCTATATGTATGGCTCGGTTGTGCAGCCCTATAACTCTGGGCCGTATCCGACTGTTTCGGGTATCTTTGCCACTCCGGCGTTTGACTACTCAACCCTCTCCACCACATCCACGATGCCGACCGGCGGCTCCATCAGCCGCGCCGGTAACGCGATGCTGTATGACAGCACGGGGCAACTGACGTATGCGCCGAATAATCTGCTGACTTATAGCAATACGTTCAATGCCGGAACGTGGGCTGGGGTCAACAGCGTTATGGGCGCAAATAGTTTAACGGATAATACAACGAATGGCTCGCATTCTGTGCAATTCCCCACTGTTGGATTTGCACAGGGCGTCCGTTCCTTTTTGTATGTTGAAGCGCAAGCGTCTAGCCTATCCCAGATTATGGTCTTTAGCCTTAACTCAGAGGGGAAAGGCGTTGGTTTTGATCTTTCAAATGGCACAACATTTACGGTAGGTGGAGTTACGCTTCCAGCAACTTACGGTATTATTAATATCGGAAGCGGTTGGTATGGATGCTGGATTTCTGTAACGCCAACCTCAACAAGCGCCTCATCTGCCCCCGGCGCTATATATGCCTGTAGCGGTGGAGCATACAGCTACGCAGGGACCGGCCAAACCGTAAATCTTCGCAATGCGTCTTTTTCCGCCGTCACTTACGAAACAGCGCCCCGCTCCGGCGACCAAGTCATCACCACCTCCGCCGCCTACTACGGCCCGCGCTTTGATTACGACCCCGTGACGTTGCAGCCGAAGGGCTTGCTGGTTGAGGGGCAGTTGCAGCAGTTGCTGTCGTGGAGCGAGGACTTTCGCGACACTGCGGCTGCGGGGTCAACACGGCCTTGGAGTTGGGCGCGATGCACAGTCAGCGCAAACACTACGACTTCCCCCGACGGAAATACAACTGCCGACAGCCTCATAGAGGACACTACAACAAATAGTCATCCCGTGTATCAGACTATTTCTGGTCTCTTGAATGCAACGAGCTACACAATTTCTTGTTTTATAAAAGCAGCCGGAAGAACACAAGCACGTATCGCACTATCAAATACTGCATTCGGGACTGGCCCCTTTGTAAATTTCGATTTGTCTGCTGTTACTGCTACGCCAAATACGACAGGCGTCTCTGGCTCTATAACCCCGGTTGGTAATGGCTGGTATCGCTGTTCTATATCAGTAGTCTCATCTGCGGCAGGAAACGGAGACCTCTACATACAGCCGCTTGTTGCTGGCGCTGCAACATATCTGGGTAACGGCGCTGTTGCTCTTTATCTATTCGGCGCTCAGCTAGAGGCCCGCGCGTTTCCTACGAGTTACCTCCCGACGCAGGGCGGCACATCGCCATTCGCAACCCGCGCCGCAGAAACCTTCGCCCTCACCGGCTACGCCAACCGCCTCGTCGAGGCTTTCTACATCGACGAGGAAACTGGCGGCAGCTACAGCGGCAATTCGGCCCTGTCCACAGGCACAGTGACCATCAGCCCGCCCACCTTCGGCTGGGTCACGTCCCTCCGCGCCTACACCAACGCCTACGCTGGCAGCATCTCCTCGCCATCGTGGCTGTCTTTCAGCGGCACAACGGGACTAACCGCAGGCAACCGCACCTACTACGACAGCACCGGGACGCTGACGTATGCACCGGCGAATTTTCTACTCCGCTCTTACGAGCTGCAAAATAATAGCGCGTGGACTAAGCAGAACACAGCTACCGTTTTAGATGGGCAATCAGACAGAAATGGTCTACCGCTGGCCACACAAGTTAATTTCAATGCTCAATATGGCAATGTCTTTCAAAGCGTCACCGCGTCGTCTGGAGGGACGTTTATCGTTTCGTTTTGGGCAAAATTGTTGTCTGGAAACTCATCTTTAACGCTGATGAACTCAGTCAATGGGACGCTTACATATACACCGATTACTGTGACATCGGGCTGGCAACAGTTTTTTGTCGTTTGTGCAGCAGCATCCGGAAATTCTTTGCTCGTCGGCATACAGGACAGAAATGCTTCGGGTTTCGGTAATACATTAGTCTCTGACATGCAGATCGAACCCGTCACCTACCAGACCGCACCCTCTGCCTACATCCCCACGACCTCGGCTGCGGTGTATGGCCCCCGCTACGACTACGACCCGTCCACTGTCCCCGCCACGCCACGCGGGTTGCTGATTGAGGAGCAGAGGGTCAACATTGTTACCGCTTCAAGCGCGTTCACAAACGCTGGTCCGTTCTGGTATCAAAACGACAGTCCGTCTGCCACGACGACCAATCTTGCGCCTGATGGAACGGCAACCGCGTATTCGTGGTCGTTCAACACTGCTTCGACCGGCTATTACGGCATCCTCACATTTGCTGCAGATGTAACGTATGCCTTTAGCGTATATGTCAAAAACATCTCTGGCTCTGGCACAGTCCGCTTGGGAAGCGATAGCTCCAAATGGGGAGGCGGCGCAAATACATTAAAAGCGCGCGTTGATTTTAACCCGTCAACTGGTGTGTTTTCAAATGTTCAATCAGGCGTCATCGCTTATGATAAACAAAACGTAGGAAATGGATGGTGGCGGATTTGGTTTACCGCGACGAAAAATAGCACGGCCGAAACTACTGATCTTACCGTCTACGCTGTGTCAGCAGGAACTTACGCTTTTTGGGGCTATCAGGTTGAACACGCCGGAACTGCCGGAACGCCAACATCGGCACCCTTCATAACGAGCCTAATCCCCACGACGACCGCCAGCGTCACCCGTGCGGCTGATGTCGCGCAGTTGACGGGGAGCGCGCTGACGACGTTGCAGGGAGCAACGGGGACAGTCTTTGCAGAGACGCGCGGAATAAACGCTTCAGCAGGATTGGGGCGGATTGTCAGCGGGCAAAGTCCAC